ATCGCCGCCTTGTAGAAGTCAGGCACAGCAGCGATTCTGTCGCCAAGAATCTGGCCCTTGGTAACAACCGCCACAGTCCCCTTGCCGCCCTCGGCGTCAACGTAAATCTGTCTCCAAGACAGTCCGTCCGGTAGCACGGCGGCCTTGTCGTCACCGGCCTCGCTGATGACATACAGCTTGTCGCCCTTGGACAATGTGCCAAGCGCACCGGCGGTGATGGTGAACGTGTAAACGCCGTTAGACACCGACGGGGTTCCGCTCAATGCGGCGGCCTTCGCGGCCTTGCCGGTTGCGTCAACGGCGCCGAGAATCAGACCAGCCTTCGGGGCGATGCCGTTCACAGGCTTAATCTTCAAGGACGTTCCAGCGGCTGCCACTGCGGCGTCCACCTCATACGTCTCAAGGAACTTCGCCTCGCCGCCCATGGTCTTGAGCGACACAGGAATGCCGAGAGGTATCAATGTACCCTTCGCCACGCCCGTAAGGTCAACGGTTCCACCCGCGACCTTGCGCTCCTTCACCTCAAGCCACACCGGCATCGTAGCCGCGTCGTACTGCTTTGAGTCGGAGCCGTAGAAATTTCCAAAATTGCTCATTTGTTAAACATTTAATGGGTTGATGTCACTTTGTGTCGGGAAGCAGACCCTGCGCCTTCTTCCGGGCAATCTCTGCGCTCCAGTCAACCGTGCCGTCCTCCTCGTTCTTAGGAGGGTCAGCCTTGAACGGCTGCGACGTGTCCACGCCGAGACGGGACACCGCCTTGTTGAAGTAGCCGGACGCCTTCGCCGAAAGCTCCTCAGCGGTCATCTTGCTTCCCGTCGCCTCGTTCAGCTCCACGGCGCGCTCCCATGCCTCGTCCGCCTGGTCCTTGTACTTCTTGGCGTAGTCGCCGTTGAAGAAGGACTCGTGCGCCGCGCTGAGGGCAGCCTTCGCTGTGTTCGAGGTCTCCAGAGCCGTAATCTTCTCGTTGAGCGGGGCGACTGCCTCGGCTATGGCCGCCTTGACTATCGATGCGATGTCTGGCGAGCCTTCACCCTCTTTGCCTTCATTACCCTCGCCCCCCTTGTCCTTGTCTGGCTCCGGGTGCGCCGCCTTGTAAGCCTCAAAAGCACGCTGAGACTCGCTGTTCCTCTGAATAGCCTGGTCACGCTGCCTCTGAATCTCCTTGGCAATCAAGTCCAACGTGGTCGCGTCAGCAACCGCTCCCTCGATGTCCTCCTCCTTCTCGACAGTCTTTTCACGAAGCGACGCAATCCTGTCAAGAGCGTCGTTGCTCAATCCGTATGCCTTGTACTTCGTCTTGAGCGCCTCTAAAATCTGTTCTTTCAACATATTTCCAACTTTTTATGCAAAGTTATAAGGATTTTTCTAAAGTTTGGCATAATTTGTGTAACTTTGTTCCGTGTCGAGGTCCAGACGACAAAAGAAGAAAGTTATACGTCCCCCGTGCGAGTACGTCTGTGCTGGACCCACCGACCGAAAACACGAGGGACTTTTTGTGTTATCATGGGTATACGAAAAACTCAAGAGCAATTCATCAAGGAAGCCTATGCACTCCACGGAGACCATTATGACTTCTCAAAAGCCGTCTATACGAACAGCAAAGACAAAATGTCAGTCTACTGCAACATTCACCACAAATTCTTCTCGACGACGCCAAATCAGATATTGCGTGGTTCGGGTTGCCCGGAGTGCGGACTTGCGTCGAGAATAGCAAAAAGAACCGACACGACAGAATCTTTCATTGCGAAAGCAAGAAAGGTTCACGGTGACAAATATGATTACTCTAAAGTTGTCTATGAAAAATCAGACATACCGGTGACAATCACATGCAAAAAGTGCGGAAAAGACTTCAAGCAGTCACCTAACACTCATCTGATGGGCCACGGATGCGAGGCTTGTTCTTACAAGGAAAGGGGAATCCGAAGAGCAAAGGGGATTGATATTTTTACGGCCGAGGCAAGAGCTGTATGGGGCGAGGCTTATGACTATTCATCGGTTGTTTACAAAAACAGCAAAACCAGAGTAGATATAATATGTCCAAAACACGGCGTTTTCTCTACTACACCATATCAACATTTGAAAGAAGGCGTGGGGTGTCCGCAGTGCAAAAGAGAATCCCGGTTGCTATATGGTATCGCTGTGAACGATGTGCCAAACTGCAATCCTAAATGCTTACAAACCTGGGTTGGGATGTTGCATAGATGTTATTATGAAAAAGAACTGGAGCGCCATCCGACATACCGTGGATGCTCCGTGTGTGAAGAATGGCTTAGACTGTCTGGATTCGTGCCGTTCTGGGAGGCAAATTATCGCCCAAAATATGAGTTGGAGAAAGACATCCTTGTGAAAGGCAATAAAGTGTACAGTCCGGACACTTGTTGCTTTGTGCCACGACGGATTAATCTCCTACTTACAAACAGAAAGCGATTCCGTGGAAATTTGCCCATCGGGGTGTCACTCTCTGAAAGCGGACTTAGATACAAGGCTACCTATGACAGAGACGCGAAAGCAACACTTGTTGGGTATTTCGACACGGTAGAAGAAGCATTCCTCGCATACAAAAAAGCAAAAGAAGAATATATCAAGAAGGTGGCGCAAAAATACTACGATTCCGGTAAAATTGGCCAAAAGGTTCACGAAGCCCTTCTTCGTTATCAAATCGAAATCACCGACTAATTTATGAATACCGCAGAAATATTTGCTATTTTTGCGGTATGTTTAGACTTCTAAAAGAACATAAACCCTTTCCCACACAGTATGACCATATTGTGCGCAAAAATCCCACAAAAAACAGCAAGGGATATGACAAAATGGTCGGACCGGAAGGGGAGTTTTATCTTCGGGACAAAATAGACTTTGCCCCACAAAAAGGTCTTCAAGAAAACGCTTGCCGTGACGATTCTGATGTAATATTCCTTGCCGGTGCCATTCAGATGGGCAAAACATATTTGCAGATGCTCAAAGCGCTATACGGTATAGACAAACCGGGGTATTCCGGCAGGTTCATTTCAGTAAGACTGCAAGACTCGAAAAAAGGTAGCTCGCTTTATCGTGACGCCGTGGAGATATGGGGAAACTTTGCGGATTGTCAATACACATCAAGCGATTATCCGGCTTTCACTTGGCCGCAGACCAATTCAAGTATTCTGATGACGCACTCGAATTTTAATGTGGACAATCCATCGGAATACCTTGATTTTAAGGAGTTTGCCAAGAAGAATAGTGCCAGTTTTATCGCAGTGGACGAATTTTCAGACATGAGCTTCAAAATGTGGACATATTGGTTCGGGCGAAATCGCGATGCCTCTGGTATGAAACCTTGTATGATAGCGAGCTTCAATCCCGAATATCAACATTTCTCTACACAGATGCTGCTTGACGGCGGCTATATCGGGAGCGACTACTTCGTTATCCCCGAAATGGTCGGCAAGCAACGCTTCTTCTACATAGACGGTGACGAACCAGAAAACATCATCTGGGGCGACACAAGAGCGGAAGTGGCTTCAAGAGCCAATATCGTGATAACCGAAAAGGAAGCAGCGGCGGGTATCACACCGGAGGATGTGGTCAAATCATTCAATTTCTATACTGGTGAGGCCGCTGACAACTTGAAGCTGTTGAATGCCACAAGCGGAGGTGCAATCGCTAATATGCACGCTGTCGGTGGTACGCAAAGAAAAGTCCTTAAACAAGGCTATTTCGGACCTGTGGACAATCTGAATCTTACGGTGTCACGAGCGATGATAAGGGACTTGTTTACGAATCCGATATACGGTGAGGAAATGTATGCCACCTTGGATGTCAGCGGTGGCGACACAAATTCCGACAACTGCCCTATGATAATCTGGGAGGGTCTGCGCATAATAGCAATAGAAATGTTCAAGGGAACGGCAAAGGAGCTTGTTGACTGGATAGGCAGGATGCTGAAAAAATACAACGTTCCTATTTATAACTTTTGCTATGACAGTACAGGTATCGGAGGATTCTTGAAATCATATACGGCTGGCGTGCCTATTACAGCGAATAAGGCGGCTTTCCAAGAATATGATGAGAACGGCAATCCAGTCACAAGCGAATTGTTCTTCAATGTGAGGAGCCAACTTTTGGGGCGAATGAAGGTGCTAATAGAGACCGGGAAAATCAGCATAGGACTTGCGCCGGAATATCGTCTCTTATACGGCAAAAAAGGCGAGAAACAACGCCTTATAGACATTATCTATACAGAAATGGACTTGTTTGCGGTGACAACCAAGAACAAGAGAATTTACTACGAAAGCAAGGATATTTACAAATCTCGCCATCAGAAGAACTCGCCGGACCTTATGGACTCCATTTGCCTGCGTGCATACTGGGAGTTGGACGCCCGTCCGAAGAAGCAGCCGTCACCGGAGGTTGAGGACGACGCGTATTTCGGGCTGTACGAGCAGTGTAACGGAAGGGACGCAATTTGGATATAAGTTATTGATAATTATGAACGTATCAAGTTACATCAACCCTGCGAAGAAGAAGCAGTGGACAAGGCGTGTGGCGATGGACACCGCCGCCGGACAGAACATGAAGCCGGGGAGGGGCTGTGACCAGGTGGTCATGACCCAGGACGATTTCCTCAACGAGATTTCCCCGGCTGCTCACAACATCAACTCGCCGTATATGTCGAAGCGGCCAATCTACGGCCCGACTGACGAGAAGGACGCCAACGGCAAGACGAAGTGGAAGATAACCGGCTACGACGACGTGGAGACGGTTGCCCTCGGTTTGCAGGAGTGCATCATCGGGAAGAAGATTTCGCACTTCGCCTCGGACGGCTTCTGGCTCGCCAACGAGACGAAGGACAAGGAGCGCTTCGAGGTGCTGCGCTCGCAGATGGACATCACCGGCTTGAAGGAGGCGGCGTGGACGGCTCTTGTCAGAAGCGTATTCCGCACCGGGGACGGGGCGATATACCTGTACCAGACCGAGGACGGCATAGAGTACGAGGTGTACGGCTACGAGGAAGGCTCCACACTTTATCCGTTCCTTGACGCCGAGGGTCACGAGTGCGTGGCGAGGAAGTACAAGTACGAGAACCGGGAGGCCGTGGACATCTTCACCTGCGACTATGTGGAGACATGGATGCAGTACCCCGCCGAGGAGGTCATGGGCAGGGAGCAGAGCGAGGACGGCTACACCCTTGTAAGAAGGAAGAAGAACCAGGCGGGTGCGGGTCGATGCCAGTGCATCTATTTCCGTGTTGATGACATCCCGACAGGTCCGGCGCAGCTCAGCATAGAGTCGCTTGAGAACGCCTGCACATACCTCGGCGAGGAGTTGAAGAACAGCGCGTTCCCTATCCTCTTCTTGAAGTCCGAGAAGATAGTCAACCTGCCGCCGTCGAAGATGAACGGAAAGACCATAGGCGTCAAGGGAACGGCGGAGTCCATTCAGAACGCCGACGCCAAGTTCCTTGCTCCGCCGGACGCAAGCAACATCGCCGAGACACACCACGAGACGCTCTGGAACAACATCGTCCGCACAAGTATGTCGGCGTTCATAGAGCCGGACATCCTCAAGGCGGGTTCGGATTCAAGTACCACCATCAAGATTCTTTTCGCCCCGGAGATTCAGTGGTGCAAGAACACATGGCCGTACTTCTTCAAGGGTGTCAAGAAGATGGTCAACGTCTTCAAGGCGCTTGTCGGAAAGGTCGAGCAGGACATTGCGGGCTACGAGAGCCTCAAGGTGTCCGTGGGTCAGAACATCTGGCTTCCGCAGAACGTGTCCGAGCTTGTCAAGAACGAGTGCGACCAGGTTTACGCAAGGATAAAGTCAAGGGAGGCCGCCATGGAAGACCTCGGTTCGGCGCACATTGACGACTACGAGACTATTCAGAAGGAATGGGAATATGAATTAGAAATAAAAAGTTCAATCCCAGCTAAATACAGCACAACCGCCACGACAACGGTCACGGAAGAGACCAACCCCGAAAAGACACCGGTTGACAACAACGCTTCCGGAAAATCAATACAGAACTAAAAAAAAGAAGGGACGCCATCACGGCGGCCCTTCTTCGTAATATGTTCATACACACGTCTAACCCATCGGTTAAACATTAAAACGGCAGTCCGTCGCCTTTGTCCTGCGCTGCCGCTGTCGCAGGGGCGTTATTTACGTTAGCAAACGCGCCTTCAACCTCCCACTCGAAGCAGGTGACGTTGTGGTAGTACCTGCCGTTGTACTCACGGCTTGTGACATCATAGTGGCACGTCACGACCTGACCAAGACGTAGTTTGGCGAACTCGTCAGCCTTGAAGCTGTTATCCAGCGCCAGCTGGCTTGTGTAGCGTCCGTCTTGAAACTCGATGACCACCGTCTGCCTTTTCCAAGGGCCTCTCTGACCCTCGCCCGTCGCCATCGGTGGCACGGCAACGACTCTTCCTTTTACAATATTATCCATTAACTATTTGAATTAGAATGATTTCCCTCTGAACTTTTGAATAACAGCGAAAGTCGAAAGACAACCGACAAGAATCACAGTTATAGGCCAAAACAGAAAACATAGCAAGACAGAAAGCCAATTTATGTTCTCTACCCGAACATCAGGCACACACCACAACAGCAGGATTAATGTGAATCTGACTACTCCCACAGCTAAAGCAGTGGGGTTCTTGGGGCAGGCACGGAGCTTCCTCCCACCTTATGCCCACAAAGGGCTAGTCCTTCCCTCGCTATAATCCCACCATTAAAATAGTGGGTTTTCTCGCTTATTTCTCATAATGTATTCATTTTCTTTACTGCATCTTAAAAAACTTGATAAGCGCCTCGGCATCGAACCCCGGAACAGGCTTGAAGTTCGCTATCGCCTTGTGAACCCTTTGCCGCTTGTCGTTCCCCTGCGGGTCGCCGTCAACACGGGAATAGTAGAGTATCAGCAGACGCACAATGTCATCAGCATACGACTGCAACGCCTCAGTGCGCTCTTTCATACCCTCCGGAACACGGCACATGGCATAGTTGAACGTATCGTCAAATGCCACCTCCAAGCCTTTCAGAAAGGCGTTGATATTCTTCTTCGCCTCGTTGAAGGCGTGCTTCTTGCGCTGCACAAGACAGTTCTGCGCGCCTATCTTGTCAAGGGCACGCGCCATGTGCGCTCCCATAGTCTGCATTCCCCATACCATTTCCAGAAGTACGCCCAAGGCAGCGTAACCCTCAGCTGAGAAGTCGGTGCAGTCCTTGTTTATCAGAATATTCCCGTTCATAACCCTTTTTGTTTGAAATCAAAGTAATGCCCCTTGTCGGGATTCCTGCCCTTCTTCTCCAGAACCGGGCAGCGGTTCGTATTCTCGTCGTACCACGCCACAAGGTTGTTCACGTCAACCTCGTAACCACGGCTGCGCAGATACCAAGTGTTCAGATGGAACTTTCTTCCTCTGTTGCGTACCCTCAGCTTCGTCTGCTGCGGAACGCCGAACATTCGCCTCGCACGCTCCTCTTTGAGCAGTTGCCTTCTGGTCTCGGCTGACTTCTCCAGACGCTGGCGTTCCTTTCTTGCGCCAAGCCGCTGAAGGGATGTCTCTCCGCTCTTGAAGCGGTGCTTCTCGCTTCCGGGGATTATGTAGCCTTTCGGTGGGAACGTTCCGTGGATGATGTGCGATTCTTTAGCCTTGTCGGCGGCATTCCGCTGGCACTTGCGCATGAACTGCTTGGTCTTGGTAAGCCCCAACGCCCTCGCTGTCCTGTGGAGTGTGGAGAAGCTGACGCCCAGCTTCTCCATTATCACATCATTCGGCGTGTTCTTGAACATCTTTCGGAGCCGCTCGACCTTGTCGGCGTTCTCCGGTCTCTCGTGCCACATTTTAGAAACTTGCGGACTCTCTTGCGGCTATGAAACGCCGCTTCGATTCAAGAACAGCATTATGCAGCCCCTCCAGCTCGTCAAGCATCTTGTCCGTGTACGGCTTCGGTGCGCCCTTGCACCACGATTGGAAGTTGATTCTTTTCGGACACTCAAGGAAATCAAGCCTTTGACAGTAGGCGGTCCAATTCCATATCTCATTGATATGTAGTTTGTCGGCATTGTCGATGTCATAGCGGATGTCATCGAAGTTGAGGAAAACCTCGTCGTTGACGCATACAACCTCACCCACGCCCTGACCTATCCAGTCCGCTGTTGATAGATTGTGCCTTTTGATGAATGCTTCGAGGTATGCCTTGCACACCTCGTCGAATTGTTGTTTCAGCTCTTTCATTGCGAATCTTTTTCCCCTTCTTCCTTCAAATCCCGTGCCACGTCGAGCTGCGTCTGCGGTGTCAGAACAAGGCCGTTCTCCTCAGAGAAACGCTTGTACTTGCAGTACTGGCACTCGTCAACCGTATTCTCCTCACAGAAAAGGCGGTAGCGGCACTCCTGCATGCACGACACTGGAAGGTAACGCCTCGGCTTCTCCGGCTTCTCCTCGCCGCCGTCAAGAAGTGACAGCTTGTCAGCCATCTTCAAGACAAACTCCGGATCCTGCGCCTGCTCGATGTTGTCTATCATCGTCATAGCGAACTCCATCAGCTTCGCCTTGGAAGCCGCCTTGCGCTCCGACATAGGCTTCTTCTCCGCTTCGGGTGCAGCCTTGGGATGAAGGAACGCATTCAGTGTTTCCTCGTATGCCTTGATGTAGTCAATGCTCTCCCTGCGGGCAAAGAACTGACGCACGTAGGAGTCTATCGCCGCCTGCGCCTTCGAGGACAGCATATCCGGCCTTGCGAAAAGAAGAAAGGCCGTCTTCTTCGGGCAGCACGATATGACATACCAGGAAAGTGCGGCCTGCTCTTCCTGGGTCAACGGAGAAATGAAATTCTCCGGACGCAATGGAATCAGTGGTTTCATTTTGATAGATAGTCTTTTAGAAGCGCCCGGAAGTCCTCGACTGTGCGTATGACCTCATAGCGGTAACCTTGCGCCTCGACCATTTTCTGCCAGTCTTTCTGATATTGGGACTGGTGACCTACGGGAGTCTTCATTTCTATGCAGAGTCCGTGCCAACCGCCACGCGGAATCAGACACAAAAGGTCGGCGACACCACGCACGATGCCTTGCGCCTTGCGCCTTGCGCCAGCGACAATATCCGATCTGTTACTCTCGTTCTCAACGTGGAAAATGAGGTGCCTGGTGACAGGAAACTCGTTCCACGCAACCTTGACGCACTCCGCCTGGATACGCATCTCCTCCGAAGACCTGCGCTTCCTGTCAAAGGGATTCTCCTGTGTCGGTATTATTGCCATGACACAAAGTTAACGTTTTCCGCCCGATTGTGCAAACAGCGACGGACCTGTGTCCTCTTTCTTCTTCACCTTGACCTTGGAAAGAATCTCCTTCTTGAAAAACCACCAGAACTTCGGGCTGATGTTTTCGCCGTGCTTTGTCCGCAGCACGTCTATGGCACGCATAAAAGCCTCCTTCTGGTTGTCGGCGTTCTTTATGCAGACGTTCACGAGAATCCAGTTGTTCTTCTTCCCCGCCAGCTTCTGACGTGCCACATACTGCTCCAATGTCTCCTCCTCGCCCGATGTGGTGGACACTATCTCTTGCAGTTCCGCTTGGTATGTCTCCTGCCTTGACGGCCAATGGTAGCCGCAGAACTTACAGTCTGTCCACGAAACGGGAACCAGCTTGTGACACTGCGGACACTCTTTGACGGGCGGGACACCGCCGCCCTGCCCGGTGTTGTGCCAAACCGACCAATCTCTGTTATCCTCATACCTTCCCAACCTCTCGTAATTCCGTCCGAAATCCATACAGATAAACTCGCCGTTTTTTCCGTCGGCAATCCTTGAAGCCCTCCCAAGGCATTGCAGATACTTGACCAACGATGTCGTCGAAAACATCAGCATTACGACCTTGATGTCCGGAATGTCGATACCCGTGGTAAACAGACCGAAATTAACCAGAACAGGAAATTCACCCCTGGCAAAAGCATCTACCACCGCCTTGCGCTCACCGCTGTATTCCTCATCCTCGTCAAAACTGCCAGAAAGGCAGTATTTGGCCTTAATGCCACGCTCGCAGAACTCGCGCGTAAGATTTATCGTCTGCTCACTTGAACAGCAGAATACGATACATTTCTGACCTTTACAAAGACGCTCGTAGTTCTCCACAGCTCCGACATAACGCGCCTTGGACTTGAACTTGGACGCCATCTGGCCAAGGTTGTAATCCCCACGGCTATAGTCCCACTCGACATCATCCATTGACGGAGCGTCAAGCGAGAATAGACGGCATCGGCATAGGTAGCCCATATCTATAATTTCCTGCACCTGCGGGCCAACCACGATAGCGCCATAATCGAGTCCGAACTGACGCATTTGTCCATAGCGGGCAGGGGATGCGGAAAGACCTACCACAAAAGCATCCTGCGTTACCCGTTGCTGAAAGACAGTATCAAACTCGGACCGATGACACTCATCGAGAATTATAAACTTGAAAGTACAAAACCAATCAAGCCATTCTTGTTTCTTCAAACGCTGACGCAGTGTCTGCACCATCATAACGCAACACTTCGAGTCTGGCATCTTTCGTGTTTTCGCATAAACCTCAGCCGAGTCCACGCCCCACTTCCTTGTATGCGCCGCATCTTGCTTGAGAATCTCCTCGCTATGTGCAAGAATCAAAACACGATAATTGCTCATCGATGCCATCGACCCGATAAGAACCCCTTTGCCGTTTAGCCTGACCCTGTTGGGCTTTGCACGATTATGTGCTTATAGCTCGACAGGGCCAGTCTTGATTCGTCAATTAATTTTTGTTGATAAATACGTAAATTCATGCTTCATTCAATTCCACCAGAAACCAGTAGTCATCGACAAATCCCAGCCGACTGTTCCACATCGACCGGATGTTCACGAAAGGGAAGCCGAAACGCTGCCGGCACACGCAGTCCAGCTCGCCGTCGTACACGCCTCCCTTGTTGTTCCACGCCGCCACGAAACGGGGGCGCATCCTCTTGCCGTCAAGAGTCTCGAACAGCACGTCAACCTCGGCCTTTCTTACCCAGAACGCGTCTTCCACGGCGTTTCTTGGCAGAAGCAGGGCGTCCGCGCCTCTTGCCTGCACGCGAAACGCGCGGGTCTCTATACACCTCGGCGGCCGGCTCTCGCTCTTCCTCATCTTGCTTGTCTATTACCACAAAAATACACTTGTCCTCAAAAAACACATCCTTGCCGTACCCTTCCATCCGGGCGTTCAGAAGCCACTTCTGGTACGCTATCCTCCACGCCACGCCGTAGCGGATCCGGCAAAGCAAATCGCAAAGGTCACCCTCAACCACCATCGCCTTGATGATGCGGCAGTCCGGGCCGTTGAAAAGACGAAGACGGTCGCCCCGCCTCGCCTTCAACACGCAGGCCGTCTTATCGTAGAAAAGGCCGTAGGGAAGCAGTATGTAGTCCAGACGGAACTCGCCCGGCTCCTCGTGGCCCGTGCGGAACAGCTTCGGCTTCCTATCCTCTATGTCTATGCCCAGTCCCACACTAAAACAAACTCCCTTGCTCTATCCTGTGACCGCCGATGTCCTGCACGCCGTGGCACACACGCTCGAAGCGCTCCACCGACTTGTCGAAATATTCCTTGTCTATCTCTATGCCCGTGAAGTCCAAGTCCAGACCGTACGCAGCTATCCTTGACGAGCCGCTTCCAAGGTGCGTGTCAAGAACCCTGTCCCCCGGCTTGGCGAACTGCTTGAAGACCCAAGAATACAACGCCACCGGCTTCTGCGTCGGGTGGAAACGCTGCTCCTTCGCGCTTCCCTGCGGCGCGCACTCGAACACCTTGGCGTTGCCGTTGAAACTTGTCCACGCGTACTCCGCCATGGCCATACTGAAACTTTCCGAAATGGTCAGCTTGCGCCAGACCAAAAAGCATCTTGTCGGAGGAAGCGAGAAGTAGTTCCCGCCCCAGATGACCTGATTCTTCGCGACACGGAAAAGCTCCCTGAAATATTCCTCGCCGGGTGCCACGTCCCAGCCTATGATTTTTTTCCGCACTTCGCCGACCAGCTGCCGCCCGTCCTTGTAACGGTCGAACCTTTGGCCGAAACGCCCCCCCCCATTGATACTGAGGTCGTTAGCGCCACCGTACGGCGGGTCAACCACAGCCAAATCAAAGCTCTTGTCCGGCTGATTCCTCAGGAACTCCAGACAGTCCATGTTGTAGACTTGACTCTTCATTTTCATTCGATTCTTTTTTGATTTCTTCAATATCCCTTCTCACCTGGAACGTGAACCTCTGTCTGCCCCGCCACTTCCTTGTCAGGTCGTGTATCGCCCTCGCGTACTGCTCGAACGCTATGATGCTGAAATCGCGCTCGTCCTCCGGCACCCTCCGGTACTCGAATGCGAACATATGCATATCAGACACGTAGTCCGTGCTGACCATCCTCAATGCCAGCTTGCCGTCCGGACTCCACCGAACCCTCGGCGTGGACATGAACGCGTCTATCGCCCTCGGCTCCGGCCTTTTAAGCCACTCGGACATCCCTTTCAGATAGAAGCGCATACAGTACGGAAGGAAGTACCACAGATGGTTCTGACGGATGATCTCGTAGATGTAGAACTCCGCGAACTCGTTCATACCGCGCTCCTTCGCCCAGCGGTACATAAGGAAACGCCATGTCTCCCAGTCAAGGTCGCCCGGCTCGCCAAGGACGGCGAACTTCCACGAGACCGTGTGCTCCTCAAGGAAGTTACGCACCTCGTAGTCGTCGCCGCGCTCGCAAGCGTCCCAGACCCCCCGCTTGTAGCAGTAGTCGAAGAAACGCACTATCGCAGGAGCGCTCCGCCTGTTCAGCGGCGTCCTGTACTCGTACATCTTCCTGTCGGCCTCCGGGGGCCTTCTTCTCTGACCAAAACCCACGTTAATTCCTCCTCGTTGTCCATCAACCAGCTCAGCATCTCGAAATACAAGCCGATGGAGCACCCCGGCATAGGAAAGAGCCTCGCGCTCCCGTCCTCGCCCTGCCGGAGACGCCCCATTCGGCGACCGTCAACACTGATATAAAAATTATCCAGTAACACTTTTCTTCTCTTTTTCAACCTTCACCAACCTGCCGTCCACAAGCTCCCAGCCCTCCTTCATCTTGGAAGGGTTCATGTCCGAGTCTATGAACGCGTCGAAAAGAAGCACCCTGCGGCGCATATCCTCGATGCTTTCGGCGTAGTCCTCCCTGCGGAAACGGAACACTACGCCGCGCCAAGGGGCGAGCAGAGAGTCCAAGTCCTTCATTATGTCATCCCTAACGGGAGCGTACTTCACAAGCACCACGCTCTTAACCTTCGGATTCGACAGGAACAGCCCAAGAATCTGCGGGCCGTGGTCCTTGAACACACGGAAGGACTTCTCCTCGCCGCTTGTCCGCTCGTCGCAGAAGAACTCGACCGTCTCGTTCCCGACCATCGTCTTGAACTCCAGGACAACGCTATCATCCTCGGAATAGGCGTCCGGACTCGCCCCGAACATCGGCATACCCTCCGGAATCCAGAAAGGCACCTCCGGAAGGTCCTTCGAGTACACGAAACGCGCCGCCTTGCACTCCGGAAGATTCCCGACCGCCCAGCGGAAGATGTCCGGCTCGGTCTCGTTGCCGATGTCCATAGCCCTTGCCGAAACGGGCAGGGAGAACCCGTGACGCCGCTCGAATCTCTTCGCCCGGACATACGACACGTTACTGTCTATAACCTTGCCGGAAGCCGACACCAGCTGCCCCAGCTCGCTCGCGGTTATCCGCCCGCAGCGCTTCTCCATCCAGACCTCGTTCTTGTCCATCGCTATTCAGGCAAATCGTCACTCTCCTGCGGCTTGGCGGCTATCCCGTCAGCCACCGCGTCCTCCACCGTCTGGCTCTCGAAGTCGTAACGCTCCTTTATCGCCGCCATGTCAAGGCCGTTCTTCAACGCCCAGTCCACGATGACACCGACCTTGTCCTCGGTTATGACCTTTTTCGCGGCAGGAGCCTGTGCGGGTGCGTAGCCGTTCTCGACAAGCCACTGCTGCATCTCCTCTACCGAGGCCGCCGGATAGCGGCTGATGCGGAGGCCGTAGGTGGTCCCGCCGTTTTGTACATCGCGTGCCTCCTCTTTGGTCAGCCTGACCGGAATGTTGTGGAGCAAGTCAATCCTACCCTCGCAAGGACGTCCGTCCTCAACGATGTCGTTCCAGTGCGCCTTGGCAATCCGGGTTCGGTTCGTAACATTTCCGACCATGCTCTTTTCCGTAAAAGGATTCGGTGCGAACTTGAACAACCACACGTCTTTTTCCTGTCTTCCGTTCACTCGCAGGCTTTCATGAAATTCGATGCTTTCGATGATTATGCGAGGAATGTCTTGCCCACCGGGCAGCATATCCACGCTCGCATAGTCACTTTTCGTGCCTTTCTTGTAATAAGTCCCTAACATTTGTTTTGTTTTTAGTCTGTTCCGCCGATATGGCTTCACTTCGTATCTTTTCCTCTTACAAATTCTGTGCCCTAATTATCTATCTTCATATCTCCAAAAATACCCGCCAGCCGTTCTGTTAGGATTTAGGCAAGCTCTTGATATATTACTAATGCCAGTCTCACGGCCAGCTTCAAGAGTGCCATAAAAAGAGCGTATAAAATTACCATCCAAACTATATTGAGAAACCTTTTTTGAATTTGGACATAATTTTCCAGTTTTCCCACGGGCAGCATCCGAAGTATGTTTTATAGCAAGCTCAAAATTACTATTCTCTTTTGGTGTACACCATCTTAGATTTTCTACTCTATTATTTCTTCTATCCCCGTCAATATGATCAATAAACGGCTTATTATGTGGATTTGGAATAAATGCCGTACCCACAAGAGTGTGCACGAGCTTATATTTCTTTCCTGACGAATTGGATAAGGATACGAACTCGTAACCTCGGTTTTGAACAGCAGTTTTGAGGATTCGTTCTTTAACCGTAATCCTTTTTCCATTTCCCTGCACAATGACTCTCGTCAAGCTTTTTACTCGGCCCAAATTACTTACATCATAAAATCCCTCGTAACCAACAACCGGTTTCCAAATTTCTGTTTCCATTTTTAGTAAAACAATCCCCAGCGTTCAAATAGCGGTGGAAGCACTATTCTACTAACAGGGGATGCTAATTGTCTATTTTGCTATCTTCCACATAGCAATAACTATGCAAAAATAATAGTTATCAGATTATTTTGCAAGCGTTTCAGCTTTTTTTACTGATTTACGAAATCGACCATTTATCTCTCTCTCCATCTTCCTGCGCTCCCTCGCGCCCATCTCGACGTACTCCTGCACGCCCCTGACCTCCTCCATGGCCGCCTTCTCCTCCTCCGGGTCATCCTCGGCCTTCTCCTTCTCCTCCACGCGCTTCTCGTAGTCCACAAGGGCCTTCTGCACCTCGTCCACAAGCCGCTGGTCGGTCGTCATCGTCATCGTCAGGTAGTACAGCACGTTCGCGAAGCCGAACACGTTGTCCTCCTTGCCCTGCTCGACGCTCGCCCTTAAATAGCCGAACGGATGCTCGCACGCCGTCACCCTCATCCGCCAGTTGCCGCTCACGGTCCGCAGCTCCAGCGTGTAGCGGCGGAAAACATACCTGAACCCGCCCTTCTCGCCGCTTGCCTCGACCGGGTTCATCACATTGAGGCACCAGAACCTCACAATCTTGTCCCAAATTTTCATTTATTTTCGTTTTTACGGGGTTTTGACCCCAAAGATATACATTTCCTCGCTTTTACGCAAAAACGCGCCCAAAACGCGAATTTTAACCTTTTACGTTCATATCGCGGATTCTTTTCCAGACTATCATGTCTCCGATGTCCGATTTTTCCGGTATCTCCCTGACTCCCCACTTCTCCCACCATGGCCATATCTCACCCCTCTCCTGCCA